CCTGCTGCTGTAGGGGCGGTTGGAGTACCCGTAAGCGCCGGGCTTTCTTTTGGCGCATACTGTTTGTGCGGGTCATTATCCGCAACATGCGCCGCCATTTGCTGATCAGCATAAGCTTTGACCTGAATAATCGAATCATCCACATACTGGCGGGTAGCCAGCACTACAGACGGATCAATCTTAAGTGTTACAGCCTGGGTACTGCTGACAATCAGAATAACGCGGATCACCTGCACCCTCCCGCTGCCTTCCTGCAACAACGGCTTATAGGTTTCCGCACAGTTAGCAATAGCGATCAAATCGCCCGCACTGTCATACAGACCAATTTCACGGATCCACCACCCGCCCACGTCTTCCGGGATCACCTGCTCGGCAATAATTTGGTTGGTGTTAACGGGGTCAATACTCAGCGTATTAAGCGGCGCACGGCGCAGCTCATGCACAAGAGAGGTTTGCGCAGGGTTTGGCGTCGGTAGTGCACCGTTGCCATCCCCTACCGCCATTTGAGTAATTTCAACCTGTTCACCTAATGCCGTGGCATTCGCCAGTTTCGCGGCTCCAACATTGGTTAACAGGGCATAATATTTAGTTGCCACTTGTTGTGATCTCCACGGTGTCTATCAAATGAATTGCACTGCCCACATATTCCGCACCGCCAACCGAAATGGTTTCGGGGAAATAGGGGTACACCGTCAGCGTGTCGCCCAAATAAGCAGACGCGCCAACATAAAAAGGGCCGGTAGTCTGTAGGTGCAGGCTCATGCCCAGCATGTGGCGACTACAGGGTTTAACATCAGCAATCAGCCGCTCAAGTTCCTGATACGTCTCCTCACTGATGCCTTCATCTTCAACACCGATATCCAGCGTAAACGTGCCGGGGTCGGTGTCGATGTTCCACCACTCGTTAACGCGAATGAAGTAACCAAATGGCTCTACAACCCGCCGCATGGCTCCGGTGGTGCCTTTGTAGCGGTGCAGGTAATACGCATCAGCAATGGCCTTACGCTTCGTTGCCTGGGGCCAGTTTTCATCCCATCGGTCAACGGAAAACGCCCATGCCAGATAGGGCAGCAAATCAACCGGGCAGGTATACGGATCCCAGAGCTGACGCAAAGGTACCCGCACTTCCCCCAGAGACGCGCAGACGCGAGCGGCAACACGTTCAAGGCGCGACGCGCTGGGCGGCAGTAGGGTTTTACTCATCGTACCCCCCAACCGTTATGATGTAGCCAGTGCAGTTTGACGCCTGAGAATCATCAAGCACCATATCAGCCAGCGGCTGCGCCAGTTCCACCCTCTGCACCCCTTCAACATGCAACGCCGCATAAATGGCAGACAGCCGGATATCACGACCCAGACGGCGCTGATCGGCAATGTACGCCTGTAACTTCTGCTCGGATGCCTGGCGGATGGGTTCCGACTCCGGCCCCGGATAGATATACAGCGTGGCATCAATCTCATAAGGCACGATTTCCGCCGCCTGCACGGTCACACGATCGGCAACCGGGCGCACTTCCTCGCCATTCAGCGCACTGGCAACGATATCGATCAACTCCTGGCTGGCCGTTCCGTCCCCCTCGCGGGAAAGTACGGAGACAGTGACGCAAGCAGGCGCTGGGCTGACGGCTGAAACATCGGCAACGCGCCCATCAACAGACAGGCCGAAAAATTCATATGCCGCCGTTGGTCCGGCGACGCTCAGCCCCTCAAACGCCTGCGGGGTACGCATACGCAGATCGGCATCTGACTCCATCACCGCAGGAATAGGCGGTACAACGCTGTCATCTTCAGGGGTAATCGTGAGACGTTCCACGTTGAAGTTTGCCGCCAACTGATCCAAATCACTGCCCACGGAATAAGCCACCATGACCGCCCGCGCAGCCTCATTCACGCGCTGGCGTAGCAACAATTCGCGGTAACAGTTTTCTTCCAGCAGTATGGTGATCGGCTCTGACTCCAGCGACAGAGTACGGCTGATGGTTTCCTGCTCATCCTCCGGGTAAAGGGCAATAAACGCCGCCTTGCGCTCATTGAACAACGTTTCAAAGTCCAGCGGCTCAACCACTACCGGTGGCGGCAATTGGGAAAGATCAATTGTGCCGCTCATGCCCGCACCTGCCTGCCGATCGTTACGTCCGCAGTAAAGGGGGATTGGGTATCGGTGCGGCTGGCTTTGATGGTGGCAACCATCTGCCCCGCCCCGGTTTCCGTCAGCACAATATTGCTCAGAGAGATGCGCGGCTCCCAGAGGAAAAGCGCGCTGTATATCGCGGACATAATGCGAAGGCGCGTTACGGCATTGCCTGGCTGATCAATCAGGTTATTGAGCTGCGAACCGTAGGCCCGGCGCATAACACGCGAGCCAACCGGCGTTAACAGAATGTCACTGATGGATTGAGAAATATGCTCGTTATCGGTGAGCGCTTCGCCGGTACTGGCATTCATCCCGCTATATCTTGCCCTGGTCATTTCGGGCCGTCCGTCTGGCTTCCGCCACTTTCTACGCCGCCGTGTTTATGGGTGTGCAGCACAACGCCGTTTGACGCGATACTGCCACCGCTGTGCTCAACATTGCCGGTCATCGTGCCGCCCTGCGTCATCTCAAACGTGGCACAGGACAGCTTTTTAGTGCAGATCACTTCCGGCGTATCAAGGGTGATTGAAGCTGATGCGGTGCAGGTGATTTTGGGTGCCGTCGCCTCGATAGAGTCAGATGCCTCAACGGTTGCACTCTTCACGCCAGTGGCAACCAATGCGCCGGTTGCCGGATCGTAAGAGACTTGAGCGCCGTCAGGGTGCTTTGTGACGCTGGATGTTTCTCCGCTCTCTGGTGGCTTGCCGCTGTCACTGTATAAACTGCCCCAGATAACTGCCGTTTCCAAATCGCCACCCGGCGCGAAAACAATAACTTGCTCGTTAACTGTCGGTGCCCACCACGTAACCGCCTCGCCTGCGCGCGGGGTTGCCCAGCGGATCCAGTCGGTTTTATTTTCGCCCGTCGCGACTCGCGCAACATAATTTTCATGATCAACTTCTGTCACCGTCCCGATGCGGACAAGGTTGCAGATCAAGCGATAGAGTTCGTTCAGGTTCATAAGCTGGCCGCGTTATTAAATTTACAGCCAGTTTCACGATCCACACACGCGCGCGCAATGTGCGACAGTTGTCAGGGGTGGGTAACAATTGATGGTGATACCGGCACGCACTGCCAGCTATGACAGTGGCGAGTAAGAATATCGAGCACTGTCATGTTTAACAGTGCTGCAGGAAGGTTCAGGGTTGCAGGAAATTGACGATGCTATCCGCAAGCCAATCGAGATCGCTTTCAGTGAATCCCAACAGCTCACGCGCAGGATAACGGGCGCGGGCACCGGGTGCCACGGTATCAACCTCACCATACTGGTGAACACTGGCGATCTCTGCCGTATGACCGGTATAACCCACAACGGCAGCGCTGGCAGTGCCGTAGGCTTTGAGAAAGCGGGCGGTGCGCAGACGGCGGAACATTTTTTCTTTGCGGGTGGTGGTGCGCTTAGTCTGGTTGAGATGGATCTCAATATATCGTTGAATATCACGCTTATAGAACGTGCGCAAAGCCCCTTTATCAACATCGTAGCCAGTGATTGCGCGCAGCTCTCCCCGCCCGGTAGTTCGCCAGTTGCTCAGCTCGCGTGTTTCATCTTTCCATAGGAATTTAATACCGCCCTGAGTGCGCAGGATTTTACGGCGGCGCGGCGTAAAGCTCTCCCCGCTGGGGTTCTTCTGGCTGTTAATACGCTGCTGCTGACGCTTACGCAGACCAGTAGCCACTTCACGCGTGAGTTTGCGGCGCTGGCCCGGTGCAATTTGCGCGGCCACGGTAGCAAGATAATCATCAAGTGCATGAAACAGCGGGTCAACGTTCATTTAGTCCGCCCACGTCTCGCCGCTTACCTGATCATTAAAGACCAGCGACCACGCACCCAGCTCCGGCCCCGGCATAGGATCAGCACGGTGGAAAATCACCGGTTTACCCTCTTCAATCTTGATAACCACCGCTTCACTGGCCTGAATTTTAATGAGTACGTCCATGGTGGAATTGCTCAGGATATCCGCTTCAAAGGTGATGCCATCGCGGGCGCGGTCAGGGTTGAATAACAGTTCAGGCTGATACAGGCGCGCCCATGCCAGAATGGGTAGGCTGAGGGAATCCAGCGGCTCAGGGTAATCCATTGCCAGCACTTCAATGGTGTATTCGTATTCAAACGAGGCAGAACGCTGCCCGGTGCTGACCATGCGCCCCTTTTGGACGTACACCGCCAGATTGTCAGGGTTATCACGAAGCCACGGCACAGCCTGGCTGATGTAATGGCGCAGCAGATCAGGTTTTAACATTGCTATTTCTCCACCGCTTTGGCCCCTGTCAGCGCATAATAGGCCGCTTCACAGGTCAGCCCTCGGATCCTTGCCTGATCAGCAATTGCCGCCAGTTCTCCCGCTCGCTGGTCAGCACTGCGGAACAGCTCGGCAAGCAGCTCGCTACCGGTGGTGCCTGCCGCGCTTTCGCTGGCAGTTGCGGCACGGTGGGCGCGTTCACTTGCTGCCAGTCTGGCGGC